TGAAAGCGAACAAAATTAAATTCGTTTAGTATTCAACTAAATAATACATTTACACAAAACTAACGACATGATAAAAGAACAAGTAATTACAGACCAGTACGCTATCTACAATTCAGATTGTATGTATGTGCTACCAACATTAGAAACGGAATCAATAGACCTATCCGTTTACTCTCCGCCTTTCGCTGGCCTTTACAACTATTCAAGTAGTGAAAACGACTTTAGTAACTGCGAGGATAAAGAACAATTTTTAGAGCAATACGATTACCTTATTGGTGAGATTGCAAGAGTAACCAAGAAAGGACGTATAACAGCCGTTCATTGTACGGATGTGTTTGATAATACTTCTAGGCTTTGGGATTTCCCACACGAGATAATTAAACTACACGAAAAGCACGGATTCGAATACCGTAACCGAATCACAGTATGGAAAGAACCATTAAAAGTTCGTATGCGTACAATGGTTCAGAGCCTGATGCACAAGTTTATAGTAGAAGATTCTGCAAAGTGTTTTACGGCTATGCCCGATTACGTTCTAGTATTCACTAAGAAAGGAGAAAACGAAGTACCAGTAACTCACGACTTTGGACTAACTGAATATTTTGGAGAAACCCCAATACTACCTAACATTTTGAGAGCATGGAATAACGCTAACGGTTCAAGTGTAAATGAGGCTGAACTATGGGAACACTTGAACACCAAGTATAAAGACCATGAAGACCCAAAGTCGAATAAGTTAAGCCATTACATTTGGCAACGTTACGCCTCTAGCGTGTGGGATGATATCCGAATAGACAACGTTTTACCTTTTAGAGATTCACGCGAAGAAGATGACGAAAAGCACGTACACCCGCTTCAATTGGATGTGATTGATAGGATAGTCGAATTGTATTCTAACCCTAACGAGGTTGTGTTAACGCCTTTTATGGGTGTTGGTTCTGAGGTGTTCAGTCCTGTTTCAATGGGTCGTAAGGCAATAGGAATAGAGCTAAAAGATAGCTACTTCAAACAGGCTATTCTAAACATGAAAGAATCTGAGAAACGATTTAAAGCCAAAGTAAAACAGGCTGAACTATTCTAAATCATTTGTACTGGCAATAATGCCAATAACGATACGTGTGAAGATTGGCTCACGTATCATTGAAACCTCAGCTTATTAGTTGGGGTTTCTTGTTTAAGAATGTTTTAGTACATTGTATTCAATTAGATAGTGTATATTTGTTGAAACTAAAACTAGACTATGAGAAAATATACCATAGAAGACATTGAGAAGTGCGTAGAAAATTGGGGACTATGTAAAGTTGAAAAGGAACACATTGAAAAGTTCTTACAGAAACAAGCGTTAATCGACTTGATGAAATTAGACGAACAACGCATTTGCAAGAAGTGTGGAACTCACGTATCCAACGAGGAAGAATATAAACTATTCTGCGGTTGTTCAGGATGTGCAAGTACATTGGATTAATGAAAGCCGTCTTCACATCCAAGCAAGGCCACCGTGTAACCGTTGAGCCGATGAATAAACAGACCGAAGAAGAACTGATTAAGAAGACCCGTCAGATAATGAAGAAGCGGGGCATTGAAAGTGAACTAATAATAGAAAAGATATGAACGTATTATCGTTATTTGACGGAATGTCATGTGGGCAGATAGCACTTGAAAGAGCGGGGATTAGGGTAGAAAACTACTTCGCTTCAGAGATTGACAAATATGCTATGCAAATAACTAAGAATAACTACCCCGCCACTAAACATATTGGTAGCGTGACAGACGTAAAAGGAGTTGATTTACCAAAGATTGACCTATTAATAGGTGGTAGCCCTTGCCAAAGTTTTAGCGTCATGGGAGATGGGTCTGGTTTTGATGGCAAGTCAGGCTTATTTTGGGAATACATAAGAGTGCTAAAGGAAATGAAGCCGAAGTACTTTCTTCTTGAGAATGTCATGATGCGTAATGATTGGAAGGACATAATAACTAAAGAGCTTGGAGTTGAGCCTATTAAGATAAATAGTGCATTAGTGTCTACGCAGAGAAGAAATAGACTCTACTGGACTAACATACCGAATGTAACTCAGCCAAAGGATAAGGGGTTGGACTTTAGGGATATTATTTTAGACTCAGTAGCTAAGAAGTACTACCTGACGGATAGGGCAATTGAGAGGGTAAGAGAAAAACAAGGGCATGACTTAGTAGCTGATAAAGCAAAGTGCCTATTCGCTACATATTACAAGAACAACAGCAACAGTAGAGAAGGGCAAATAGTAGATGTACATGGTCAGCTAAGAAGACTAATACCTACGGAATGTGAAATATTACAGACTGTTCCGCTTGGATATACAGAAGGTGTAAGTGACACCCAACGCTACAAGATGCTCGGAAACGGGTGGACTATTGATGTGGTATCGCATATTTTTAAAGGGATTGAAAGTAAACCAATTGATTTACTTAATGCGCAATAAAGTAAACCAAACGGTTTCTTTTTGTATAGAGTATTTCACATTATAAGTAACCCGTCAGATAATGAAGAAGCGCGGAATTGAAAGTGAATTAACTATTGAGGGCTAACACTTAAAAACGAGATATGAAAACAGACATTGAAAGACAAGATTTCGCGGAAAAAGCACGAATACATTTTAATCATTTAACTCAAAGTCCGTATGATTCTAATATTGACTACTGGATGGAAACAGGAACGATTAATGGCTCATTCTTACAAGCATTAGAGTCGTTTGTGCAAGATTACGCCAACCAACCATCACAGTCAGTTGATGTTACAGTTGCTCAGATGATGCCGTGTGGGTGCACTAGCGATGGCAATCCTGTTCACTGGAATGAGTTTAACGCAGTAGTTCAATGTCATAAGTGCGGTTCTCAGTACATCAAAGGCGCAACGGATAACCAAGACACATTCAAGAAGATAATGGATAAGGCTAACGAGATTCAAGACTTGATTAAAGGGCAGCCAACGGATAGCAAGAACGTGAGGGATGCTGCGATTATAGTCGTTAAGGAGTTTCATTTTAGAGGTGTTAAATCTAAAGGGGATGCAACTTTATACACGGCAATTGAAGAACTCGAGCAAGCCCTAAAGAAATGAAGATAGGAATAGCACAAGCGGGTTATAGATTTAAAGTTATATCTTTGTAACTAAAGATTTAGTTCTCAAATCATTAATTAATATATTTGATTTTGGCAGACGGTAGAAAGAATAACGGGGGGAATAAGAACGCTGGTAGAAAATCGAAGGTCGAAGAACAGAAACTTATAGAGCATCTTTCACCACTACACCCGCAAGCAATGACCGCTTTCCAGAAGGCTTTAAAGACCGAGGAGAAGTGGGCAGTTGAACTATTCTTCAAGTACTTCTATGGATTGCCAAAGCAACAGATAGACCACACCTCAGACGGTGAGAAGATGACTACTCCAATTATTACAGTAAAGGGTGCAGATTGATTTATCTGATAAACAGTCTAAAGCATGGCACTTACTAGAAAGTAAACCCGATGTATCAGAGGTTTTTTTCGGGGGCGGTGCTGGAGGTGGAAAGTCTTGGTTCGGTTGCGCTTGGCACATCTATCGTAGAGCAACTTACCCAGGAAGCCGTGGTCTTATAGGGCGTTCAAAGATTAAAGCCTTAGAGCAGTCAACACTAATCACTCTATTCGAGGTAGCTACATTACTAGGTTACGAAGCGGGTAGAGATTACGTTTACAACTCACAGAAGAATATAATCAAGTGGGCTAACGGTTCTGTAACCATTCTTAAAGATTTATTCTTATATCCTAGCGACCCTGATTTCGCTTCTTTAGGGTCTACTGAATACACAGACGCCTTTATTGATGAGATGCCAGAGATAACGTCTAAGGCGTATGATATTGTTAACTCTCGTATAAGATACAAGCTAGATGAATACGGGCTAACACCTAAGATTCTAAGCGCGGGAAACCCTAAAAAGAATTGGGTTAAGAAGAAGTTTGTAGACCCTGAAGAGTTACCCGAACACATAGTATTTGTCCAATCTCTACTATCAGACAACCCAAACGGTAAGTTTAAAGAACTCTACCACCAACAACTAGGTAGAATGTCAAGTCAATACGACATTGACCGACTCTTATACGGTGATTGGGATGCTGATGAGGAAATAGAAAACGCTTTCGCCTTTAACTTCGAGTTAGTACACGTTAAGAAATGCCACCACCAAGAGAATCAGCGTTTGATTATCTCAATGGACTTTAACATAGAGCCGTTCGGGTTCATCTTCAGTCATGTCTGGCAAGATAAACAGGGTTGGCATTGCCATATCTTCATGGAGTCTACTATTCACGATGGAGATATTACTAAGGCTATTGACGATATCCGGGGTAAGTTCCACAACTATTTACCTAACTGCATCATTACAGGTGACTACAACGGTAACAAGAGGGAGATAAGCCAAGTCAATAACGCTTCATTGTTTGATATGATTAGACTCGCTTTAAGGCTATCTCACAAGCAGATGCAAGCAAGCCCCAACCCAAGGCACAAGAACAGTAGAACGGATTTAAACTATGTGTTACATCACTCACAAGGGATTGCACACGATATAGATTTCAGAGTAGACCCAAGATGCGTTAATACCATTAGAGATTTGAAGTTCGTAGAGGCTGATGGTGAGGGTGGTATTAAGAAGACTAACCGTAAGAACTTGCACGAAATGGCTGACCACATGGACTGTGTGAGATACCTTGTTCAGCATAAGACAATGCAAGATTGGTTGAGTTACAGAAGAAAGATGTATATTTGAGCAAAATGATATAGAATGCTAATCCCAAAAGAACAAGAGAAAGCCTTAGAGAAAGGCGCGAAGGAAGCGGTTAAGATGTATCAAATCGCTAAATTTAACCTAGATGAGTTGATTAAAGCGGCTCAGAAGAACGGGTATTTGATTAACCCTAAGACGGGGGATATGAAGAAAACTAAAAAATAGAGATATGGGATTTTTTACAAGTAAAGAAGATGAAGATAGAATGGCTAGATTGTTTTGTAGAGTTATAGACCTAGAAGAAAGAGTCGCTAAAGTAGAAATAACCCCTAAGCATAAAATAGGAGGCTTAATTAAAGGGAACAAAATAGTTGGTATTGAAAAGGTAATTAGGAGTTCGCATATCTGCAAAATGTATGACCCTGTTTTCGTTAGATACACTTGTTATGACAAAGACAAAAACGATTTAGTAATAGTTGAACAGTAATCCGTAACTTTGCATCATGTCAATCTGCACCCCCTGTACTCAAACACTACCCGTTCTATTCTGCTCCACTTCTATTTACGTAGGAGACTGGATTGCTGGAGTAGGCGTAACCATTCAAGTCTATTGGAAGAACACCGCAACTAACCGAACAGACAACGAGGAAGTTGTTACTGGCGTTGATGGTAAAGTATCAATCACTTGGGCGGGTAAGATGGAATCAGCTTCTTACGAGGTATGGATGAATACTTCAGTAGGGCAAATGAGTTCTAAGGATGCGTTTTACATTCCAGGAACTACGGATTCAGTTACTTGCATAGCGGTTAACTTCGATAGGGCTTACGATGATGCCCCGTTGGTAGTTGCTGAGAGCACAATAGAGGCGGAATAATTAAAACCAAACAATATGAAAAACTACAAATGCGCAATGCAACATGATAGCGGGTCAATCGCTCCGACTATT